TCATCTTGATTAATATATTTTTCTAATACTGCTAATGATTGTGTTCTAAATTCTTGAACCGTAGTTACAGGCATAATGACCATCCGTTTGGAATCAACACCTCTATTTTCAATTAATGTTTTTGTTAATGCACTTTCACTTTCAAAGTAAATAACACCACCCTCTGGATGATTATCTAAAAAATGTTTACACATTCCCAATACAAAAAATGTTTTACCTGTTCCACTTTCACCAGCAAATGCTGTAATCTTGTTGGAAGGCATACCGCCATATATTGAACCAGATAATAAAGCATTAAAGATATGAGAACCTGTATCAATAAATTTATCTACATCTCCGGCTTCAACACCTTCACTCACTAAACTAGCATATTCATTACCAGTTTCTTTTATTATTTGTTTTAAAAAATCAACCATCTTCTTTCACTTCCTGCTTTTTAGAATTTTCATATTTTCTAACTTGTAAAGTCAATTTGTCCCATAATTTACCTACCGTAGTCAATTCAGTACTTCTAATAGCACCTCGTTGAACAGAAGCATCTATAACTTTTAACATAGTTAAAAAATCCTCTTGTGTAATCACCTGCTCCTGTACTTTTTTTAATAATTCTTCCATTATATCACACTCCTTTCACAAAGTCAAGCCCAAACATATTGGTTATTAAATTGTATATTTTTTCTCGTTTCACACCACTTTTCATAATTTTCTCCTTCAATTCTCCAGTCTGGATTATCTGGTACATAATTTGTTGGTACTGTTTGCCAATCCTTTTCTTCCATTACATAAAACATATCATCTATTATAATTTCATCATCATCATATTGTATAAAACCACCACCAGTATCACTTGCCGCCTTTTGAACCTTATTGAATATCCCTCGCAACCAATCTTTTTGGTATTGCTTTTGTCGTTGATAATCATAAAAAGGTTTTAATTCTTTATACTTATTTTTGCTTATCATCATTTAATATTTCTACACAATAAAATTCTAAATTTTCTTCTTTAATTGCTCTAGCAGTTTTACAATCATATCCAGTAACCGCTGACACTCCTATATCTGTAGTATTTTTCTCACCATTAAGTGTTAATGATCCATCTAATGCTGATTTAAATATTGTTATGGATTTAAAAGTTATAGGGTCAGAGCAGCTTGTTAACAAAAATACAATAAAAAATGTAATTGTTATAAATCCAAAAACATACATACCAACATATCCCAACTGTTTTCTATATTCGTTCATCTTATATTTATAGAAAATCATCTAGTGTCGCTTTTCTTGAATTTTTAAATAAATCAAAATCGTGTCTGAACTCTTCCGTACCTGAATCAACTCCTCTAAAAACCCAAATATTTTCAATAAACATCTTTGCCATAAAGGCATTTAATTCCTCTTTGGTCTTATATTGTTTTCTTCCTTGTGGCCGTTGCATAATTCTCATTCCAATTTGACCCATAAATGAATCTTTAAGCTTCTCAACTAATTCATCACTTGAGCGATATCGGTCACCCTTAATTTTTGGATCCATAATATTCACTAACATCCAGCCACCATTACTTAAACATTGCATAGTATTTTCAGCAACTGGTAAATAAAACTTATCACGCCAATTCACATATTCCTTAAACTTGTGCCAAGATTGGTCTCCTTCAAACTCACCACCCTTATTATATTCTTCTGTTGCAAAATAAGGAGGTGATGTAAATGCACAATCTATTTCTGGTAACTTATGATATGGTAAATTTTCAGCACCACATCTCCATATAGTCACCTTTTTAGGTTTTGGTAACAACTTATTATAAAATGCAATTTGCTCTTGATATCTTTGATGTGTGTTTGGATTTGGATCACAACCATAATACTCTTCCGCATTTGAAGCAAAGAAACCTGCAAGTCTATCACCCCAACCACAACTTGTATCCAAAACTGTTTTGGCATTTGTCATATCATATATCGCTTTTGCAACAACTGGTTTAAATTGAGTTGCAATATAAGTGCCTAATCTAAATGCTGAAATATAACTTTTTTCATCCAACTCACCACCAAGTAATTGTTCTGTTTCACTTCCGTCTAAATCTTTTATAATTTTTTTCTGAACTCCATTAATTCCTCTCCATATAGGTCCCAAACACTTCCATATATCATATGCAGTACCATTCTCCCAAACTTCTTTCGGTGCTCTAAATCCATAACTGCCACATTCCAATCTTAAATCTTGATGAAAATAATTAGATACATCATTAAAAGTATTAGGTCCGTTAATTAACCCCAGTCCGTGTGCATAATATGGATAATTATAATCATCATACTTCTCAAATACATCCTTTTCAACCTGTTCTTTTGGAATACAAATTGTACTTGTATCGAACTTTTGTAACTGATAAAAACATTCTCTCACTCTATCTTTGGATATTTCTTTAAGTGGAAATACAGGTCTTTCCGTTGCAATATAATCAGCAAGATGTGTTCTCATTTTCTCTTTACCATATTCTCTATTTAATGATTCAAACAACATATTATCTAACACAGGTAATTTTCCAGCATTACAAGAAGCTGCAAAACGGTTGTATAAAACTTCATCCCTATTATAATGTGTAAATGCGTTTTCTTTCATTATACAAAAAAATCCTCTATTGTATTACTATCTCCAGCATCAACTTTCCAATTTATAGCATCCAATATAAATCGCAACGGTTCCATAAATGATTTACTAAACTGTTGTTCATAATCTATTAGTCTGTGCATATCAAACTCCTTAGGTAAACTACCAATAAATGTAACCACATTAGCACTCCAAGGATTTTTTAATAAATGCACAAACTTACCTTTATCACCCTCATAAATTTGTTGATGTTTATGTGATACTTTTTTTATTTTCAATAAATGATTATATAATAATGCACCTTTCACATGCATTGGTGTACCTTTTTTATATATACTTGTAGCATCAGAATATTTTTTTACATTATTCACACTACGAGGAAAAGCAATGTCTTCAGGTGGTAATAAATCAAATTCTTTCCTGAAATTTACAATAAAATCCTTCATTGCTTTTTCATCCTCATTCATAATAACTTTAAATGCCTCTCGTAATTTATTTCTACACGATAATGGTGTTGATGTTTTTACTGCTTCAATACCCATAATCTTTAGTTTAGGTTCAGGATATTGTACACCTTCACTATTATGTACATTTAAAATATATCTTTTCTTTGCCGTCCAAATACCCTTGTCAGCAATAACTTCTCTTGCCATTTGCATTTTTTGAGCATACACATTCATATATTTTCCCAATTCTTGGTAAACTTTATTAATGTATGGTTCAATTTTATCCACACAAAACTTATCTAATGCTTTAACAATCTTTTTCTTATCCGTAGCACCAGTCATTTTAACTAATGGTGCCATATTAATATAAACGGAATCTGTATCACTAGCAATAATATAATCTTCATCTTTTGTTTTATATAACTTATTAAAATATTCATTTAATTTTTTTTCAATCCATTTTAAACTTAACTGACCAGACATAGTAACTGCTTCTGCTTCTCTATGGTCATAATATCTAAACCATTTATTACCAATTGCACCATAAGCACTATTCAAAGATATCTTTTTGGAATGTTGAATAATATGGAATTTTCTTGCTAATTTTTCATATTTTGGATCCCTTGTATCAGCATATTTTTGTTCTGCCTGCAACATTAACTGTTTATATTTTATTCTATCATTATATTCTTTTTGTATAATTTTTGGTAAAAATCCTTGTTTATCTTTTTTATACATTGTACCATTACCAGCAGTACAAATACCATCTGATAAATCAACTTGTTTTTCCAACAAGTCATCAATTAATATATCTCTTTTTTCTGGTAAAATTGTTTCTGGTGATATGTTGTATTGCATAATAAGATGTGGATATAGTGAATTTAAATCAAACGATACAACCCAATCATGGAAACCTATTTTAGGTTCTTTCACATAAGCACCAATAAGCTCAGGACTTCTGACACTCATTTTCCTCATAGGCACAATAATTTTATCTTTTAATAATTCATTAAAAATAATTGTATCCCACATTCTTACCTGACTAAACACATCCTCATAATTTGCTTTAGCATGGTAAGCCATAGTTAATGCCAATTCAATCAATTGTAATCTATCTTCTAATCTATCAACCAATTCAACATCATTAATATTATAATCAATAAACGATTGAATATCATTTGTATACCATTCTTTGAAAGTATCATATGGATTTTCAGTTTTCTTTTCACCTAATTCCACAAAAGCAATATGGTCTAATGTATATCTTTCTTGATTTTTAATTGTAAATTTTGTATATAATTGTAGATAATCTAATTGTGCAATGCCTAATAAGCGATAAAATGTAACTTGTCTGCCATGGTAATATGCAGTATCACTATCTGTAATCTGCCACGGTGACATTCTTCTTACTGCCGCTTCACCTAATACATTTTCAATTCTCCTACATAAATAAGGAACATCAAAATACTTGCTGTTCCAACCAGTTAATACATCTGGTGCATAATCATTCCAAAATGTTAAAAACTTTTTTAATAAATCTCTTTCATTATCACATTTAACATATTGCACATTTTCTTTTTTTACTGTATAATCAGCAATACCCCAAACGAGAATAGCTTTCCTAACTTGATCCTTGATTGTAATGCAAATCAATTGTTCAGTAGCGTTATCCACATTTGGAAAACCTTCTTCACTTTTTACTTCAATGTCAATGGTGTAAATTCTTAATTTTTCTTTATCATATTCCACTCGGCCCGGCCAATAATCAGCCATATATTGATATTGAAATCTATCTGTACCAAAAAGATAATTTTCGTGATTCTCATATCTCTTAATGAGCATCCTTGCTTCTTTAACTGATTTACAAGTACGAGCAACAAGACCTGTGCCGTCTAATGATTTGTGAGTACATTTACCCTTGAATGGATGATATAGTCTAGGAGAATAACGGACTCTATCCTCAAATCTTTTACCATCAGAAAATCCACGGACTAATACCTCATCTCCGTATGGTGATACATTCGTATAAAATTCTTTCATTATATAATAATATTATTCTTTATCTTCGCCTGTGTCTCCAAAATATGCATGAAGAACATCTAAATTATCTTCAGCATTAGCAATTTTATTAATTTGCTTATCCAGTTCTTCTAAATGTTGAGGGTGTTCTCCTATACCAACTGAATTGGTAAAATAGATATCTACTGTTGCTTCAGCAGCAGATATTTCAGAATTGTATTTGTCTTCTAATGCTTTATACAGTAGGCTCTGGCTGTGGTTTGGTATCTTCTTTTTTGGTATTTTCATTTTCACTTTCTCCATCACTTGGTTTTTTACCTATGTTATATTTCGGCTCTAATATCCATTCACTCTTTTCCTTAAAAGGTAAAACTTTAATTTGAGATAATGGCGCCTTATTTTCGACAGGATTAATCAATTCAACTAATCCCCAATCTGATAATAATTGTGATATTGTATTTCTACGCTCCACATCATTAACAAATAAATTTGCTGTCTTTCCATCTAAAGCAAATAATTCTTCCTTTCGGGACGCTACACCAATTCGTGTCAAGGTCTCTCTAATTTTTAGGAAATCGTCAGGTTCTTTTAACTTAACCTCGAGCATATGCTCGGGTTTCCATTCTATAATGTCATTCATTTTTTCCCACCTTTATACAATTTTTCTTTTATGTGTTCAATTTCTTTTTTTGTAAGTAGTTCAAGTGCTTGTTTAGCCTTTTCATTTGTATATTTGTAATACTGTTTAACCAACTCTAGGTTTGCCAATTTTGACACCTTGAGCCACTTACTAAACCTTTTTTTTGGTCTAATAATATTTAGTAAAAT